ACTCGGCAGGGTCTGACCAGTTCAGACCCTGCATCAGCTTCGCAGAGATCATCGCATCTTCTTGTCGGCTACAGACCACGCCACGCCACCAAGGGTGATGGCGGCGCCAACCACGGCATCAGCCGAGCTGGCGTCGATGTAACCGCGCGCGACGAAGACGCCGCCCAGCGCGGTCAGGATATGCCGGGCTAGGCCCAGCCAGATGTCCTTGCTCATGTCATCCTCCTACTTGTCTGCCTTCTCGTCTCGGTCCTCTGACGCCCGCGCGAGGCGCAGGCCGCCAAGGAGGCCAACGAGCGCGCCGACGATAGTGGAAAAGGCGGGGCCTAGCACCTCAAAGATCTTGTCGTTGCTCACCTGTGGGTCGAACAGCCCCGCCAAGAGTACAAACACCATGGCGAGCATGACCATCGCAAGCGTGTAGATGGCCACCAGCAGGATGTGCCGCTGGACGGTCTGCATCACTTATCCGCCTTGCGTTCCAGGCGGTCGAAGATGGCCTTCACCATCGCCTTGATGTCCTGGATGTCTGCCCGATAGTCGTCCTTGCTGACGTACTTCGTGTGCAGCGCCCGCTCCAGCGTCTTCATGTCGTCTTGCAGCAGGCGGATCGAGTCCCACACGACCTTCAGCATCCAGCCCATCGCCGCCCCGGCCACGCCGATGACGAGGTTCACAAGATCCTGCGACATAGGCGGCAACCCTTAGCGAGCCATGGCGTTGAACGGATCTTCGTAGGGCGACATCGCGTTCGTCACCTGCGGGATGATACGCAGCGCCGGATTACGAAGTGCCTCGGCCGTAGCTTCAAACGGCGCGCGGGCAGCGGCGACCGCACGCCCTTGGTTCATCTCGCGGCGCATCGCGCGTTCCAGAGCATTCGCCGTCGCCTGCGGGTCCATGAGGTCCGTGGCGATCTTGATGGCGAGTTCCTGGTTAATCTTGCCTTCCAACTTGGACATGATGGTGTTGGCAATCGTGGCAACGCGGTTGAGGAAGTTTAGCCGCGGCGCCCCGGTGGCTTCCGTCACCACGGCCTCAATGTTAGGCACGCCCGTCCGCGCCTGGCGGGCCAGCTTGTTCGCCTGCTCCTCCCGCGCGATGTCGCGGCGGATACCGTCCACGATCCGCATCTGGTCGGGCGTCAGCACTTCGGACAACTGCGAGAAGCGCGCCTCACCTGTCGCGCGGCGAAGCGTCGTCGGCGCCTCTTGGATGCCGCTGGCAAACATGGCACCGCGCGTCGCCTCGCCCGTCACCGGCTGCGTCAGACGGTTCTCCAGCACCCGCGCGACCCGCATCTGGTCGATGGGGCCGCTGGCCGCTTGGAACGTCTCGCGGGCCGTCCGATAAGCGTCCGACCGGCTATCAATCCATCGGAGCAACTCTTTGCGGGTGTTAATGATGGCGTTGCGTTCCGCCTTACCCAGACCCGAGGCGTTGTCTGCAATGAGATCGTCAATGCCACGCTTGACGTATTGCAGATCCTGCACGCTGTAGGCGGCCGGCGGTGCGGGAGGCGTCGGAGGCGCCGGCACGGGACGGCCCTCGGCGTCCAACAGCCCGCTGGGCGCCGAAGGCGCAGGGGGCTCCGGCGGGCGCATCGAGAAGGGCCGGTTTTCTTCGGCGGCAATCCTCGCAGCTCGCTGAACAGCCTGTTCCATAGACGGCCGCGACAGCAGACTTTCGATAGTCGTGTCGGTAGGCAGAACATCACGTTCGGCGCGGGTGAACAGCGGGCCGGTCTGCGCCGCCCGAGCCTCTTGCGCCGCCTCCAGCGCCCCGCCACGGGCCGGCATGACGCCGGTCGGCGTAACGTCGGGCGCTGCTGCAAGGCGAGCCCGCGCTTCCTGGGCCGGGGCGCCGCTGACCTCCCGCATGGCCGACAGGCGGGCACGCGCCTGCTCTGCGGCGCGAGCGGCGGCCTCGGACGGCAGCACTCGTTCAGCAGATCGCGCGAACGCCGTGAACTCTGCCGAGCCGGTCGGCGCGACGATCTGCGACGGCAGCGGGCGAGAGCCAGGCACGATCTCGGCCTGCGGGCTGCGAAGGGCCTCAACGATCTGAGGACCGCGTCCGGCCGCCGCTTCAATGTACGCTGCGGCCTCCGGGTCCGTCGCGCGGTAGCCGCGTTCGACGACCGTACCTGCGCCGCGCCCGGCCAGCGCAATCGGCGCGATAATCGGCGTCAGCGGGTTGGTGACGGCCTCCGCTGTCCGAAGCACGCCAGCCGGCCCTGTCGCACCTGCGCGGCCAGCGGCCATGGCGCCGCCACCCAGCAGCGTGGACACGTCCGCGAGAAAGCCGACGGGATCTTCGGCCACCTTGTCACGAAGGCCCTCAATAGACCCGTAGTTGCGGGCGTACTCGCCGCCGACGGCGCTGGCAAGTTCGCTGATGCGCTGCGTCGTGGCCGGGTTGTCGAGCCGGTCGATGGCTTCAAACACCCCCGTCGGCAGCACTCGCCGAGCGCCCGCCCGCAGACCACCCGCCGCTAGATCGGCCAAGTTCTGCGCGGTTTGAACCGGGCTGGTGATGGCCTCAACGATGCCGCCGTAAAACTGCGCGGCGCTGCGGGGGAGGTTCTGACGGATGTCGGCGGGGACGTCCGACCATGTGCGGCGCTGCCCCGGCATACCTTCGGCGGCGGGCGCTGTATCCAGCGCGAACCCCGGCGGCAGAGCAGCGGAGGGAGCGGCGGGAGGTTCGTCCAGCGTGAAGCCAGGAGGAAGCGCGCCGCTCATCGCATAGGCACCCACTGACCGTTTTTAAACTCAATGCGCTGGCCGTTCGGCCCCGTGGCCGTCTGACCTTCGCGGAACGCTGTTGGAGTTTGCGTCTGTCCGGTGCGCGCCGGTTGGGCGCCCGGTGCGGGCGTCGCCGCTCCACCGCTAACGCCAAACTGATCTCGGCGGGCTTCCATAAGACGGATGATCTCACGGGCGGCGGCCAACCGCGTCTCATTCGGGATCGTCGGATCGGCCAGACGACCCGCGGCCTCTTGGTAAGACCGAGTGTCGCGGTCAGACTGCGGGCCTTCAAAACGCGGCACCAGCTTCAGCACGATGTCCGCAATTGGCGCCAGCGCCGCCGCAGCCTGGCTGCTGCGGGAGGAGACACCTACGAACTCACCTGCGATATCCAGCAGGCGGCCGACGCCGCTGCCCGTCGAACGCTCAAGCAGACCACCTGGCTGGGAGATGCGGCGCAGCTCCGCAACACCCCGTTCAAGCTGGGCCGCTTCTTCGCGGCGAGTAGCGGCCGAGCGAGCCTCTAGGCGCGCCGCTTCGGTCGCGCCGGCTTCGGCGCCTGCCTGCTGAACGGCCCTGGCACCCCGCGCGGCTTGCGCCTGTTCAAAAGTCGTCGGGGCGGCGGCAGCAGGGGCCGCGCCCGGACCCGCCGCAAGCGTGGCCGCCGCCGCGCTAGGCAACATCATGTTCGCAGGCGCGGGTGCGGCCGGGGCGGCGGCTTGCGGGCGGCGCAGATCGACAGGGGCCACCGCCGGCGCAGCAGTCCCGCCCGGCGCCATTTCCTGCGCGAAAGTGAACGCCCCCGAACGGGGATAGACCAACATCGGACGCCCGTCAGGGCCGGTGGCGACTTGCGGCGTCTCCGGGCGGGCGCCACTGAGATATTCAGCGCGGCCTCGCATGGCGGTCTGCCATTCGGGCGTGCCAGGCCGCACGCCAGCGTTAAGCAGCGCCCGTTCAAACTCGTTCGGTCGGCCAGCAGCGGCGCCTTCTGACGCGCGGCGGATCAGACCTTCGGCACCTTCCGCAATTCGGCGGGCGTTCTCGACTGAAAACTGCGCGGGGATGGAGCCGGCGTACTGCGGAAACCGTTCGGCCACATATGCCCGAGCAGCGCCGTACTGCTCCGGGGTTGTGGCGGCGGCAAATAGGTCGCGGCCTACCTTAAGGGCCTCGGCCTCTGCTCGCGCGTTGTACTGCCCCGTCTGAGCGCGGATGCGGGCGCCCTCTAGGTTACGCTGCTCAATTTGCTGCGCCATTGTCGGCGCCGCCCGGCGAAGCTGCGCCAGCCCTTCCGGCGTGTTCAGATCGACGCCCGACGACAGCAGACCGCGAAGCGCGTTGCGCTCCTGCGCCGTCTCCTGCGCCTCGGCCATCCGCATCCGGTTCATCTGGATGTTCTGAACCTGCCCGTAAATCTCCCCGATGTTGGGCATCTGGAAGGGGCGGACCTGCGTGGCGATGGAGTAGTCAACCATGTGCGTCGCCCCTTCTTAGGTGTAGCCGAAGCCACTCATCATCGGAGAGAGACCAGGGGCCGCATAGCCACCCCCGCCGCCCGACGGGTTTAGGTAGTTGTACATCATGTAGTTCGGCACCGCCTGCGACAGCGCGCCCGTCAGGGCATTCGTGGCGCCGACGTAGCCCGAGGCGCGGGCCTGACCGGCACCCGCCAGCCCGGCGGCCTGGGCAGCGCCAGCGCCCATGTACGTCCCGGCCAGACCGCGGCCAACGTCGCCAGCGGCGTTCGTCAGGGCGTTCGCGCTCGTCTGGCCAGCGCCCATGAGGCTCTGGAGCGGGTTGAGCTGGGCCGCACGGTTGATCTGGTAGCGGTTGAAGGCGTTCTGGTACTCCTGCGAGGCCAGATCCTGCCCAAACCGCTGGACGCCCTTGAGCGTTGTGCCTGACAGCAGACCGCCGCGAGCGGCGGCCGACCGCTCCAGGGCTTTCATACCTTCGCTCATGCGGAAGCCGTAGCCGGGGTCGGCCTCAAAATCTTCCATGCTAAAGTCGCGGGCGTAGCGGCCATAACCAGGGGCCGTCGGTTCGCCGGCCAGACCCAGCAAGGCCATCAGCCGGTTCTGCGCGGTAAGGCCACCCTGGCGGAACGGCTCTTGCAGCTCCACCTGGCGCTCAAACATCTCGCGCTGCACTTCAGCAGCGCGATCAGCAGCGGCGACCTGAGCGTTAGCGGCGGCTTTGGCTGCGTCGGCTTGCGCGCTAGCCGCTTTGCTGGAGCCAAGGATGCCCGCGCCCGCGCCGACAACGCTGGAGCCAACAATGGCGCTTACGGGATCGGCCACAGCGGGAACTCCTTCCTGTAGTCCTCAAACTTCTCGCCGTAGAGCGACATCACAGTCGCAGCCTTGGCGAGCGCGGCATCCTTACCTTGGGTCAGCAGAACAACCAACAGAACGATATCATAGAAGGCGGCGCGCCACACGAAAGACCTTTCGTCGGCCTTGCCAGCCCGCTCCGCGTCGTCGGATGCGACCCACTTCAGAATAGAGTTGGCCATGACCGGGAGCAGCGTCCCGCTGTTGGCCTGGAAGAAAGGGTTCGCCGGCATCTTGATAAGGCTGTTCCAGATGGCGTCGTGGAGCGTTTTGCGCTCCACGTTGTGCCCGTCAGCCACATCGTCGAAGACCTGCGTCACGGCCCACACGGACAGCAGCCAATCCGCCGCGTCAGGGGGCAGCCCCAACACTTCGTCGAACAGGACCAGCAGCGACTGTTCGCTGGACGTCACTGCGTTACCTCGCGCCCGCTGGCGCGGATGTTAAGCGCAGCGGCCGTGCCGGCGATAGTGGAAATGAAGGCGCCAGGCGACAGCACTTGGCCCACGATCTCGGGGAAGGTGTACGTCTCGTTTGCCTGGAGCGTCTTGGTGCGGACGATTAGGTTGTTGTTGCCGGGGGCGCCTGCGGCCGTGACGAGGTTAATGCTGATCGTCGCCGCCGAACCGCTGTAGTTGGTCGCCGTGAACTTGTCGATGATCGTCGTCACGCCGTTCGCCGTGTACTGCGTCGTCTGCGTGTTCTCGACGGTCTTGGCCGGGATCAGAACTACAACGGAGACAGCCATGTCCTACCCCTTCACGATGTTGACGAGGCGAGAACCGGCCTCGTTGGCGATGAACTCATGGGCCTCGTGAGGGCGCCAGTCTAGCACGTCGCCGGCCTTCACTTCGCGCTGCCAGCCAGCTCCATGCGCCAAAAAAGAGCCGGCCGCCACAACGCTAATGTGTACGTCCGTTTCGCTGTGCGTGTGCATGGGCAGCACGTCGCCAGCCTTGGGGAAGTCGTAGATCGCCCCTGTCAGCTTACCAAGTGTGAAGGGCTTCGTCTCCAACATCAGAGAACCGCCGGACCGCCACCTTCGGGCAGCACAACAGGCGGAGGCGGCGGCGGAGGCGGCACAGGAAAGAAACTGCCGTTAAACCAGTAAAACTGGTCGGCAACCACGTCGCTGCTGCACTCAGCCCAAAACAAAGGGCTGGCTACCGAGAACGCGGCGACAACAACCTCGGCTACGCGGTTGCCTAAAACGGCGCCTGTTACATCAACAACTTTCTCGGTAGGGGAGATAATGGCGTACATAATTTAAGCTCCTACCCACTGAACATAGGCAATACCCGTGCCGCCCGTTGAACCGCCGCCGGGGACTATGCCGCCAGCACCCCCAGCCCCTCGTCCGTTTGCTGTGTAGAAAAACCATGCGGCGCTGCCAGAAGCCGCGCCGGCTGATCCTTGAGTGCCGTTTGCAAGACCACCCCCGCCGCCCGTAGCGGAAATTAGCGCGCCAAACGACGTTGTGCCGCCGGTAGATCCGTTAGCGTTGGCGGCCCCACCAGCGCCCCCGGTGCCGACGGTAACGGTGTACGTTGTGCCTGGCGTGACGGCTACGTTGTTGACGCCCATCCCGCCTGCGCCGCCCGAACCGCCGTCGTTAGTGCAGCCCGTGGTGTTAGAGCCGCCGCCGCCACCGCCAGCGCCAATCACGACAATCTGTGCGCGTGTGACGCCGGCCGGCGCGGTCCAAGTGCTGCTGGAGGTGAAAAACTGCTCGCGGAGCTGAACAACCGACGCAGGCGGCACAGACAGCTCGCCCGCAGAGAGGGACAGCCCCGAACCGATTGTAATCTCCTCTACCGCGCCGATGCTTGCCGTCGAACGGCCCAGCAGGCGCGCCGTGTTCATGGTCAGGCCAGACGCCGTAACGTCGCCGGTTGCGGCGGCGCCAAGGTTGGTGCGCGCGGTCGCAGCGGTAGACGCCCCCGTGCCACCCTTGGCGACGGAAATGACGTTGCCGTTCCAAGTGCCGCTTATGTCGCCTGTTACCGCCAGATCGCCAGCAACAGTTACGTCGTCACCGACGCTCAGATCGCCAGTAATAGTGACGTTACCCGTGAACGTAGGGGAGTTAACCGTAATAGCGCCATACACATTATCGTAAGTAGCAATCGTAACGCCGAGCGAGGTCTGGAGCAAAAACTTGTATGTGCTGGCGCTGTCGAGCCAAATCTCATTAACGCGGCCAGCGGCGTCGAGAACGATTGGGTTGGTGTGCGGGGTCGTGCCGGCGGATGTCGTGTACGTTGCCAGCGGCGTCGTGGTGCCGGCGGCGTAGGTGTAGACAAGGCCGCCCGACAAAGGGTCGCCGTTGTTATCGAAGAACTGCGCCCCAACACCTGCGAAAAGCGAGATAACGACGGGCATGGGCTACCTCGGCACCAGGGTGATTGTGGGCGCGACCGTGTAGGTCACACGGAGATAGTCGTATGGCGACAGCCAAAATACCCCCGCGGTCGAGCCAACACCATAAAAAGTTACGTTGTCTCGGGAGAAGGCAATGGCCGACACAGTGCCGCCTGTCACGATCAGATCAACCGAACGGCCGGTCGTGTTCTGGAACGTGAAGGGCGACGCGCCCACGGTGACGCCGCGCGGCGGGATGCTCCAGCCGGGCACCTCGTCGGCGGGCGGTGGCGCAACAGCAAGGCCGTCAATGGCCTGCCACAGCACAAGGTTGGTGTCGGCGCTGTAGCTTCCGGGAGGGCTAAGGGCTGCGTCTTGCAGCGCGGTAAGGAACACAGACGGGTCAGCCGACGGAGGGCCAACTTGCAGATCCTGAAGGGTTTCGGTGTTGGATCCGCTGCCCGTCAAAATGAACAGGTTAAAGAAGAAGCGATACCACTCGCGCGTCATCAAGCCCGTATTGGGGTCAATGACGGATACGCGGGGCGCGGGGAGGCTGGTGACGTTAATGGTGCTAGGCATTAGTCGGCCGAAGCGCCAGCTCGGCGCCCATGATAGCGATCTTCACGGGATCCGTGCCGGATACCTCGTACACACGGTCGCGGATCTCTAGTGTCATGCCAAGGCGCCGCCAGATGGTGCGGTAGCCAAACTGGCCAATCCGCCCCATCGACTTCCAGTGTTCGTTTGACCAAGTGTGGCCGCCATCGTCCGACCAGCGCAGCATGGCGCGAGGGATCATTGTGGTGAGGTTGGTGTCGAAGACCAGCATAGCGTCCCCGTCTTCGGTTACCAAAATGTCGCCGGCTTCGGTCGCCAAGACGCCTACTTCAAACAAAGTAGAAAAAATCTCGTCTTCCGACGGGGGTTGGTCGAGCCCTACGCCGGTCTCGCAGTCGAGCTGCAAGCTGTAGTGAGTCGTGCGCTTTAGGTTGTTCTGGCCGGTTGGCAGGGCGCGCCAGGATCGCAGCCACCGCTGAACCGCGTCGTCGTCAGCGTAGACATCAAGGTCAAAGGCATAGAGCTTGCCGTTCTGGTAATCGCCTACGATGACTTCGCTGTTGAACGCCATCTGGCAGTTGCTGCGGTGGCGAGTGTAGCTGCCGTTATTCCAGCCTGCACGCTCGTGCCATGCGCCGGTGGCGATGTCGTAGACCCAGGTGGTGTCGGCCTGCGGGAAGATCAGCACATAAAACGAGTGGCCGTCTTGCTGGTAGGTGTAGGCAATCGCATCCGACAGATTGCCGTACTGCTGGATCTGCCACTCGACAGCGTGGGTCGAGATGCGAACGGCTTGGTAGCCATTGGTGCGGTAGACGATGCCTCGGCCGCGGGCATCGGCGCCCAGCCAGAAGACGCTGTTGTCCATCTTGGCGACGGAGAAGGCGGCAGCGCAGCCCACCTCGTTGAAGGCGCCCTGGATGCGCTGGAGCGGGAAGTCAGCCGTGCCGGCGTTGTACCAGACCTCGGTAGAGTTGGTGCCAAACAGCCAGACTTCGCGGTTGCTGACAATCAGCGAGACGAGGCCGTCAGGAGAACCCTCGGCGCTGGCGAAGTCGAGCGGATCGACCTGCGTGCCTTCCAGCAGGCTTGTGATCCAGATCTTCTGGCTGTTTGGTTCGTTGAACACGAAGTAACCGTCAAGATAGGCAACAGCCACGGCGCCGGGGAAGTCAACGTCGGTGATCTGTTGAAAGACGGTCGTCAGAGTGTTGTAGATGTAGCTGGGGCCGTTGGCGGCGATGAATATCTGAGTGCCGTTGTCGGCCATCGACACTGGGCCAGTGTTGGCAACCGTACCGATGGTCGTGACGTTCCAGCTCGTATCAACGCGGTAGAGCGTGTTTCCCGACACAACATAGCCGTAGGAACCTAACTGCCACAGCCCACGGATAGGGCCGGTGCCAACTGTCACCACGCGGCGCAGGCCAGGCGCGCGCTGGAGGAAAGCCGGCTCCTTGCCAGCCTCGGGCACGATCTCAGGGAACAGGTTCACCATGCGGCTGTCCGCAGCATTGACGCTGCGGGCGACGTAGGTGCTGCCGAGGATCGCCGTCTTCATGCTTGACCCCCACGCCAAGCGATAATATTAGCGGTCGTATGCAACCCGATCTTACGGCGGATCGCCTCCGCAAACTTACGAACTACGACCCGGATACGGGCATGTTTACGTGGGCAATCAGCCGGCGAAAATGCCGGAAAGGCGACCGTGCTGGCTGCGTAGCGCGCAACGGCTACATTCTCATTCGCATAGATGATCGGCTGTATCTGGCGCATCGGCTGGCATGGTTGCACGTTCACGGCCGGTGGCCAACGGAACAGATTGACCACATAGACCGAAACCGAGCAAACAACGCGCTGAACAATCTGCGGGAAGTGACGAACGCTCAGAACGCATACAACCAAAAAGCTCGCCAGAACAAAAGCGGCTTTACGGGCGTTCGCAAAGAAAACAGCAAGTGGCTTGCCAGTATTACCGTAAATTACAAAGAGGTTCGACTCGGGCTGTTTGAAACGCCCGAAAAAGCCCACACCGCGTATATTGAAGGCAAGCGCCGCCTTCATCAGTAATTGCCCGCAAAGACGTTGTATCTTTGCCTAGTCCCCACGATGCTGTAGGGCAGCGCCATCACATCATCCGGGTTGTTGATCCGCTTGAGGTTGCGCTTCGACGTCATGGCGATGCGCGACACCTGTGGGGTCGGCTCAACGCCGAACTCCGGCGCCATTTCGCAGGCCAGATTGTAGCGGAAGGCGCGTAGGTAGCCGGGCGGAAAGGTCAATTCCGTTGCCAGATTGGCGGGCTTTGACAACGGCTGCACCGAGACAATGTGGAACTCCAGCACCTTCGTCGGCACCGGGTAAACGTACATCTCGATGTTCGGATACGTCATGTTGACCCACAGCACCTGGGGGTAGGTGCTGGTGACGGTCTTCACGGCGATGCCGTTGTACTGCTGCTGATTGATCAGCTTGAGGCCATAGGAGATGCCGGTCGCCGGGTCGCGGAAGTAGGTGCTGTCTTCCACCAGGATTGGGCGGTCGCCCACGATATCGCCGGTCGGCCCAAAGGTGCGAAAGAGCGCGCCGGGTGGCCACGTCTCTACTTGATCAATGGTCGAGAACACGGCGAGGCGTTCGGTGTTCCAGCTGTCGATCATCTGGTTCATGGCGTTGAGCGCGTCTTGAGACGTCTCAGAGGACGGCGTTTCGCCTTCGGCCAGCACGCCCAGCAGGCGGAGCGATCCGTTGATGATGTCGCCTGCCGTGGCCATGTCAGTCGTCCTTATTGGCGCGCGGGCGGCCTCGACGGCGCGGGGCCTCAGAGGTCATTGTATCACCACCAGCGGCGCGTGCCAGCATATTGACGGGGGCCGCGTTTGCCTCCGCCATCCGCGACCAGCCGTTCTCCTCGTCCTGTTCGGCCTCAAGGTCCATGAAGGCGACCTTAACGCCGTGCCGAGGGTGTTCAAGGTAGATGACTGGCATGTGAGCCTCAAAAGGTCGGCCCCCTGCCGAAGCAGGGGGCCGGGTACATTACACGACGCGGTAGAGGGTCCAGGCGCCGGCCGCAGACTTGCGGGCGACGAACTGGGCGCCGGTCGTGACCGGGACGGTCATCGTCAGCGAGCCCGTGATCGTCCAGCCGGTGTTGGTGGCGATGATCGCCGTGCCGGAAGACGTGCCGAGGTTTACCAGGCGGAAGGTGAACGCCGTGCCCACCTTGTCCGAGTTGGACAGGACGAGTTCCAGATCCGCCACCGTCGGCAGGGTGTAGGTGACGGACGCGGCGGTAATCCCGGAGTTCGCCAGGATCAGCCCGTTCAGCACCTGCGCCGGGGTGAGCGTCGCCGCCGTAGTGACGGAGACGGGATCGGGGAGCGCGTCGATCAGAGGCTCGTTGAGGTTGCCGTCACCGACCTGGTAACCGCCGCCGCCATTCGGAATTGCCATGTTCGTGTTCTCCTTTCCTGTGCCTTAGCCCCAGAGCCGCACGGCCATGGGCGGGCGGATGGTG